TCCTCCGTTTACTGTTTGAGTAATTCCCGTTTTTGGGTCCGTATAAAATTGGGGCTGATTTGGATTTATAATTGACCCGTTTGCGGCAGCAGTTCGAGTGTTTGTGGGGCTAGCAAGTTGTACGTTAGTTGCCCCAGGCACAACATTTAACACGTTATTGTTGTTGTCAAATGTTATAACTGATCCATCTAGGTATGTTCGATTTATGGTCGTCTGGCCAGACTCATCTTGAGATATTTCTGTAAGTTTAGCATTTAAGTCTGGATTATCACTATTATATCCACCAGTTCCCGAAAATGCCGCTGTTCTGGTACCAACAACATCTCCATCTACACCAATTACCTGTGCTGTATATGTGCCGGTTACTGGCTGGCCGGTGCTTGGATTGATTTGAATAATACCATTATTATTTTGTACATCGAGTACTGATTGAGAACCATACGCAGGTGGTCCGTTAAGATTGCTACCTACTCCCCTTGTGTAACTAGTGTTTATTGAATTGTTAAAATTTAATGCCAATCCGCCTGCGATTGACGATGCTAGTCCATTGATAGAAATCCCCGATGAAATTCCTGGAGAGGCGTATGAGCTAACTCCCGCCATCATAGGGGCTGCAACCAGACTAGAAGCATTGCCATACCCAGGAACTCCCCCCGAAGTAGGAACAAACACACTGTTAACTGCGCTATTAATTGCACCATTTAAAATATTTACGCCCAACGACCCCAATGTTACTTTTGCCAGTGATCCCCAGTTTGCATTTTTTACGTTGTTGTAGAATCTATAAGCATTTAGCAAAGATCCAAATACACCTGCACCGCTGGTACTGCCGTCGGGTCTTGCAAGATCTTTTGGGGCGCCAGCTAGGCTTCCCACTATACCTGCATCAGAATATATGTTTGTAATGCTGTTAGATATAGGACTGTTGGTATTATCGTAGTGTAAAATAGCGAACCCATTTACATCCACTGGATTTACATAACCAGTTCTATACTTGACTGTTTCATAGGCTAGTGTCATGGTATTTTCCATAATTCCAATATCACCTATAGAAGTATGTTCGCCATGTCTCCAGCTTGTTATAAACGGATTTATTAGTAAATATTCGGTAAATCGTTTATTGTGTAAGCTAAAAATTTGTATATTACGTAAAAACGGTTTTAAATTTCTATTTCTTGGACTAAATCCCCACCCTTCTCTCAAACGGGGTTGATATTTGTGTGGTACCTGATACAGTGTGGGATCATAATCACTATCTCTATAATAGTAAGTATAGTAATCATTCCAAAATGTATTAACTATATCTGCGGCATCGTCGTGAAATACTATGTCTGTAGGATCGTATGTGATTCCAGTTTGTACAATATTTTTTCTATTATAAGCATTCAAAGTTTTAGTAGTCATGGTAAACTTAGGCAAGTTTACTCTTTTTGCTAACAATCCAGCTTCGTATTGTTCTGATATGGTCTGACTACTAGTGTCTTCGCTGAAATCACCCGACAATGCACTCTGCACCGATTGAAGTATCCCAACATCAATATTAATGCAAACATAATATAAAAAAGTTTGCTTGGGTGCTAGCCTAAAATTATCGTCTAGAAATAATCTAGTGGCATGTTGATACGGATGAGTATACGTATCGGCGCCTAGGGGTTTTAAATCTGCGTTATATAATGATGGCATAAAAGTATTTATTCAATAAAAAACCCACTCGAAAGTGGGTTAACATATTGTTGTATATGATTAACCTGTCACAACACCGCCATTGGTACGTGGAACAGGATTACCAACTCCGCCCGGACTTGTGCCAGTAGCAAGTTGCATTGCATTATCAATACGGATACTCATTGTAATTGATACAGGATCATTGACGTTATAATCCATGTCGCCGTAGTCAACGTTAGTTAAGAAACATCCATACAGTTGCCATGTTTCCAATACCGTTGGCTCTGTTGCTCCATTGGCTCCGTCAAGCATTTCAAGAGTGCTGGTAAACTTGTAGTCGATGCCAGAACTTGCACTGGCTTGTTCCATAAAGTCAAATTGCTTTTGTAACTGTTCACCAATTAATCTACTAACATTGCCGCCAGCGTCATCTCTAAGTACAACTTGCACAGGTTGCCATACTGGGCGACCAGCTAGATAAACTCTACTGTTGTAAACGGGGATTTCAATTGGAGTAAACTCAACTTGTGGTCTTTTAAAGCTCATAATCTGCTTGGTAAGTTCTGTTTTAGGGTTTGATATACCAAAGTTATCAAATGTTCCTCTAAAACGGAACTTGAGCTTGGGCATAAGCAAGCCCTGAGTTGTTGCGCTTTGATTGCCGACCAGTGGTACGGTAAATCTTGTTAATGATGAAACTGCCATTTTATTATGCTCCTGTTCCTACAGCCGAGGCTGATGCTAAGTTACCTGCTTGAATGTCGCCAGGATTTTTCAATCTAATTGGAATGTAGATAAATTCAACGTCTTTAGTTGGTTGAACTGCTACATCTACCCAAAGTTCATTTCTTGCAATGCGCTCCGGTGTGTTGTTTGTGCTGTCGCAAACTACTAAGTAGTCTGTTACTCCACGTTTAGCAACCAAGTCGTTCATTAATGAACTTATAACAGATTTAATACCGTTACGAGTAATCGGATCGTTTGGTTCAAATATGAACGGACGGGCCAATGCATTCATTTGTGTACGTAAATAGTTTATCAGTCTTGCTACATTGATGCGATCTAGCGCACTTGGTGTTGAGCTCAATGTCTTTTGACCATATATTACAAGACCTGTTCCTGGTAAATTTGTTAACGGATTAATCTTGTTTGTATACATTACATCACGTAGCCCTTGTGTAATTCCCACGCTGACAAAAGCCCCGGATGTACTATTAATGTAACCAATTGAGTTAACATTATCGATCAATCCTCTGCGTGTGCCCGCAGGAGCTAGCCATGGATAACTTATGTTATCACTCTTAATTATAGAACGTAGTATTGCGTGGCTTGGTGGTACAACTACAGGATTTCCTGATAAATCGTTTGTTTGTCCGCTTGGATAGTAAACACCCACATAAGGATTTACTGTTGCTAGGCCATCCTCACCAGTAGATGTTGTACCACTGGTATTTTGCGCCCAATTCTGAATTGCTGTTCCTGTTGCAGACAATCTCATTGGTGTATCACCAACAATAAACGCTGTGTTATCACGGTCTTCATTTAATGTAACCATGTTAGGAATTAATTCAGGATAACCCGGGCATGCAATTAAATTAAATTGATTTGCGTCTTCACGTAATGCTGTACTACTATCGATTGCAGATCTTAGTGCTGCCAATGTAACGCCGCGTTGTGCTTTACGTCCAAAGTTCGGAACAGTTCCATTGCTTTGGTAGCCGCTAATGCTGACCCATGTATCTGCTCTGCTTGGTAAAGTTTGATTTGGATATGCAGCACTGGTAAAGTAAGAACTTTTATATTCTTTAACATTGTATCCGCTGGCTCTTGTGTTGAACAACAACATACCACGTGGATACAATGTTGGATCAGGCTTATCTAAGTCTACATAATTACTGACTGCCAATGTTGCAATACTAGGAATTGTTCCAGTTACTGGGTTGACATTTCCTGCCGTTGACCAACGTGCATCTGCAAATAGTATACCGTTTTGACTTGTGTTGTCTGTATTATCGATCAATACCCACTGATCTACGCCAGTGACACGTTGCCATCTGTATAGCTTAGGATAATTTTCTAAATCAGCAGTATTTAACCATAAGTCACCATACACTAACGGTGTGCCGTCATCTTGCAGTGTTGGTGTGCTAGTTGAAAGGATTGGTCCTGTTGGATTTGTATTACTTAAATTATAACCGCGAATGTCATTGGTCAAATTCTGATAACCTAACCAAGCACTGCCATTGCTGATCATAATATCTGCGCGGCTTGGGGTATTGTAATACCACAATGTGTTATTAGCAGGCTCAATGTAAGGTTGTGTACTGCTTCTGTAATATCCAGTAGATGTAACGTTGTCTAGAGGTTTCCAATTGGTCAATAACAAGTTTGCACTTCCTGCATAAGGATTTGCATACACATTGGTTGCACTAGTGTTGATACCTGCGTTAGCCAATGGTGTCCCTGCACCGTCTAGGACTATCATGTCACCGCCCAGTGCATGAGTAATAACAACTCTGCCAGATGAGTCTTGGCTAGCAGTGATATCTGGATTGCCTAATGCAGAAAAAGCGTTTAACAAACCTTGCACTGATGCAGTTAGTACGTTACCAGTGTAAGTTGTTGTGGTTGAAGCGTATGCATTTGCTCTTGTTGTTAGTGTAAATGATGCACCAACATTAGGAGCTATAGGAGTTGTTGTACTTCCTGTGGCTACTGTAGAGCCTGTGCTATTTCTATAATAGAACAGTTGACTAGCTGTTACGTTACCGTAACCGTTATACTGTGTATATATCGAGCCTTGTGTAATATTCAATCCGCCGCCTGTTGGGTCTAACCCAAATGTAGCAGCAAATATAGTTGAATAGTCAGGTACTGTTTGTGTTGTCCATGTGTCTAGTGTACTGTCGTATTTTTTAATAACAGCATTTAGTCCCATGCCTAACGCACTAGCTTTTTGCCATACACTTTGACTTGGGCGGATTACGCCATCACCAGTTGTGCCTTGCCAACTTGGAACACTGTAGTATGGTGCAATACTTAAATTAGGTGCAGTATAAGAACCTGCGGTGATTCCTAAGTTATTTGTAACGTTTGCTGATCCAACACCATTGCTAATATTTGCACGGCCGTCTACTGTTGATCCATTGCTTCTAGCAAGATCTGTTACACTAATAACTAATAAGTTGTTTGCTACTCTGGCTGTAACGCCAGTAATACTTGCGGCATTAATGTTAGCCGCAACTGTGGTTAAGTTTGCATTAATACCTAGTGCAACGTTTGTGGTATTGATAATAATACCAGTGTTTGCTTGAATAGTTGCACTAGTATTTGAACTTGTCACAGCAGGAATGGCTGCTTGCCATGCTGTTGAACCTAATAGTTTCCATGAGTTGTCGTATACTTTAGTGAATATAGGATTTACATTGGAATAGGTATTAACAGCATAACTACCGATCGAGCCCAATGCTGTATTTGGTGTAAAGCTATCTGTGGCTAAATCTGAGTTGGAGCTGATAACAATAGGAGTCTTTAAGGTAAAATCTTGTGTAGTCGTGCTCCATTCGTATATACCCCAATCAGTCATACTGACATCTAACCAATATGCGCCAGCAGACGGATTAGATAATGGACGGCTTGTTGTTCCGCCCAACGCTCCCAAATCAACATTTGCACGTTGTACATATACTGTATTGCTTACGCCCAATAAACTGTAAGCAGCCAATAAACCATATTCATTGCGTTCGTCGCCGTTAATAGGTGCGCCACCCGATGTGGTATAAAAATTTGGTGATCCAAATGTAGTTACAAGATCACGTTGACTTGTAATGTTATACACTTTACCTGCATTTTCAGGTAGTGTACCTGCTGCATATGCTGTGCCACCCGGTGCTACTTTATTGGTTGCAGATGCTACTAGTATGTACGCTACTGAACCAACTTGATTAGGTGCATAGTTACTTTCATCTGTGACCGTAACCGATACGCCTGGAGAAACTAGTGTTGCCATGTTTCATTTCCTCTTAAACTGTTAAAGATATTTATCGGATGAAACAAAATATGGGCTGTTTGGTTGCCCTTAATTAAGGTTTGGTGTAAATACAGTATGAAAAATAGACCACTATGTCCTATATGTAACGGAAGACCTGTTGCAATCAATCGTTATTTAGGGGAAACTGTATATTATCGCAAAGTCTGTGACGTGTGTGCCAGGGCAGGAAAGAAACACAAACCTGTGCCTGCGTGGTACAAAGCAGGATATAGAAAATCACACATCTGCGACAAGTGTGGCTGGCATGCAAAATATCCCGATAAACAGATGACTGTGTACCATATGGACGGAAATTTGAAGAATGTAATTCCGTTTAATTTAAAAACTATTTGTCTTAACTGTAGGGTAGAGATAGCGGCAAGTAAACTGCCATGGAAACCAGCTACAATTATAGCAGATTTTTAAGTGCCGAGTACAGATTCTCAACAGATCTATTGTTGTCGATAACTTGATCAAAGTCTGTGCCAATCCAAGCAGTTTCGCTGGCATGAATTTTATTGTCTATTAACCATTGCTTTGCTTTAGAATCGCCCATGTTGGCTTTTACTGCTAGTTCGTACCAATGCGGCATTAAGCCCCTCTGTACCCATATTATTTGTCCGCCAGCGTTTTTAATACTAGCGATTTCGTTAGGGAAACGAACATCACTGATAACTGTGTTGCCAGTGCGACTACGTAGTCGATTTTCAAGTGCGGCAATCCAAATGTCATCGTGGAATCCATGACGGCAAACTTCGGTACCCCAGTATTGTAATACCCAACGAGGAGTAATTACTACACCCAATCGATTGGTCCACCAATTGTCTTGCTGTTCGCGCCAATGCCGTGCTTCGGGGGTCAAGCCTTCAAGTAGTTCTCTATCCCACCCGAACACTGCGGCTACTGCATCTTTGAGTGCGCCAGCAAAACTATCACGTCTAAATCCGTGAAAACCCACCAAGTAGTTCGCTGCTGTATCTTTGCCTGACCCTATAAAACCTGAAATTCCAATAATCATAAAAAATGCCCCGTTAGGAGCATTTTTACATAAATTTTGGATAAAGTCAATCAACCTGTTACCCAATACAATGGAGTACTGCCGTCGACATAATCCTTTAAGTCTTGTTCTAGTTTTTCCATCTCAGCTTGGCCTTCAGCCATCAATGCCGCACCATTTAACTGTGTACCGCCTTGTGGGCCAGCCAGCTGAGCAAACTTGCCTCGAGCTTGACCTAATATAGTTTTACAGAATGCCAAAGCATAGTCTTGCAACCAAGGAAATGTCATTGGATCACTTAATAGCATAGCATCTGGTTTGTAATTATAGATCCAAAGTAAGATACTTTCAGTGTTACCTTGGCCGTCAACCTGAGGGCTCCAAATTTGAGTTTGACTTAACATGTATCCTGTCACGGTTGTTGCACCCAGTGCCTGACTTGCAGTGACTGTGATAGTAGTTCCCAAAGCATCTACCGTATTAACTATGTATTGTCCGCTATATCCCGAGACCCCGCAGTTCTGAATGTAAAGACTGTCTCCTGTTCGTAACACTTGCGGTGTTGCTGTTACTATGGTAATTATACTACCTACGGCAGTGCCTGAAGCCGTCAATGATTGTTTAGAAAAAAAGCTGTGTCCATATTGCGGAATTTTACGAACAACTGTAAGTTTCTTTGTAACACGATTCCATGTAAAATTCATAAAACCGCCAAACATCTTCATCGACAATTCTTGATATTGTGCAAACAATTCATAACTAGTTAAACCGCCAACACGCCCTGCTACCAACATATAAGTGTTTAAATATCCCGAGCTAAATGGTTCAAATTGACTGGCTGTTGTGCCTGATGTAGAACCGATGCCGCGGCGGAAGATTTGGCGCACTTCTGTAATATAATTTGGTAGTATATATTCCTGTGTTTCTGGCAGTAAGTCTAAAAACGCATAGCTTTCTTCCGATGCATTAGGCGCACGTTGACGATACTTGATCAACGCCTGTTTTATGGCCATTTCATAATGCTCTTTGTCTAGCTCTACGTCAACAATTTGATCGCCCAACCGCAGTCTGATATAGTCGACCATATCATTGCGTAGTTGATTAAGTGTTTCTAATTGTTCATTTGCGGCCAACGCACTATCTGTGCTAATTGTGCCGGGTCCGCCTAAGTTCTTAGTGCGAATGCTTAGGTCGTTTTGTAAGTCGGGTGTTATTACTACATTTCCAGTTGTCATAAAAGTGTCCTATTAACCATATTTAGCCAACAGGACACAGATACTAGGCAACTTTCAATAACAGAATATCCTCATTAATTCTGCAGTTGAGTTTGGTTTCTGTGGCCCGGATATCTTCTAAAAACTTACGCAACTGTACTTTTCCCGCTTTGGCAAACTCTTTAAGTTTCTCGTCGGGCTTACGTAGTGTTTTGCACACGCTTTTATCTGTGTCGAAGTTTTCAATGCTTGTACCCTTGACTGACAGAGTTTTGAAACTAGCCGCAACATACTTGCCCAATTTTCGAGTTTTAGAATTGTACATCCAAAGTTCCTGTGCGCCCAAGATATCAGCAGGATTGATACTTACAATTTTAAGCTCTTTGTTTTCTTTGGCGTATTTGAGTTTAGCAATCAGTTTTTCTTTGCTGGGTGCTTTTTTAACACGGGCTTTCTTTGTAGCACGTTTAACACCTCGATATTGTTCCACTGCGGCTAACAAGTCATCAATCCAAGCAACCATACGTTTGAAGTCCGCGGCTTTGAAGTTACTGTAGCCCTCTTTAAGCTGTGCATCTTCCTTGCCTTGTGCGGCTACTAGTTCTTCTTTGCGCTTGGTATACAGTGCTTCATACTTGCTGAGTTGACCTTGTACTACATTATTCGCAACTAAAAAGTCATACAACTTAGTGGGATTTTTGGTGCCTGTGCTGACATCATCAAATATGCCTTCAAGCTCTCCTATGATTTCGCTGGTACGTTCTGCTAGACGATCCTGAATGGTAGGCACACAGGCTTTGGGTTTGTCCACAACTACTTCAACGACTTCGGGCTCGCTTTTTGCAAGTACTTCGGAAATCTGCTCTTTGAGAAATCCCAGTTCACGTTCACGCATGGGCATACCTGCACGATGGGCCATAACTAAACTACAGGCTGTCATGCTTAACGAGCGGTCTGGACTACGTACAAAATCACTGACTTGTTGTTTTGCGTAGCCGTTTTTCTGCATCCACTCTACTACATACTTTTTGGTGTCTTTTTGACTATAGTAATAATTGTAATAATAAAAACTTTTACGCAGGTTATGGTCAAATTCGCTTTGCTCCATATTAAGTGCCTGCTCAGTGTCCCAATGGGGTTCGCCGCCAGTGTATTTCTCGTCAGCAAAGGCTGTGCCCCTTGCTTTGGCAACTTTGGTCTTAATTTTAACGCCTGCTACTGTAGCCATGTTTGCTCCTTGCGCTTTGTGTAAAACTGTATTATACAGGATTTTGGACTATTTGTCAATTAGTACAAAAGTTTGGCCATAATAAGCCACTGCTCAAAGTGCTTTATACACTCATCAAACTGGGCTTGTAATTCCGTATACTTATGTGTTATACGTTGTCGTCTGCGGCATTCTACCATTTCTTTATCCAATTCTGCGTATGCTTTGCGGCAGTTTTCGTAGAATCTACGCAGATCTTTTTTTGCTTTCATATCTGGTGTTTCCAGCATTGCAAATAAACATTCCTCAAGTTGGCGTTGATTGGCTCGATGCTGTGTGTCCATGTTAGTATTATACTGTCTTTGGCAATTAGTGTCAACGCTGCCATAAATACACTATTAGCAGGATCCGATATGCCAAGATTAAGTATGTGGCGCGAAAACCACAGCAATGATTACAAGTTTTTTGATAAACGAATTTCCGAAGAGTTCACTGTGGGCGGGGTGGGTGTAAATCTTCACAAGTATCTTGGCGCTGTAAATCAAACCACTGCATATACCACCACTGGCAATACTTCGGCTAACTCAAGAGTTTTGTATTTCTCTAACGTGGCTTCGTTTGAAGTTGGACAAACACTTAGCGGAATCGGCATTGCTGCCAACACTGTTATATTCAGCACCAATGTGACTGCAAACACAGTTACTATGACCAGTGGTGCTACCACTACTATTTCGTCCGGAAATCCTATTTCAGTGTACTGGAATGATGCAACTAAACCAAACTATGCTAATCAAAGTGCATTAAACATTCAAGACTTGTTGTTCTTGGAAAATAGAGATCGCAAGTATGACAGTGATGTTTATAACCTGCGTGGTATCTATACTGTTAACGATAATGACTTTGATTTAACACAATTTGGTATTTTTCTAAGTGCCGATACAATTTATATTTCATTCCATTTAACTGACACTGTGGCAGCATTGGGTAGAAAAATTATGAACGGCGATGTATTAGAGTTACCGCATAAGAAAGATTACTATCCGTTAAATGCAGATATACCTGCTGTACTAAAACGTTATTATGTTGTACAAGATGCTACATTTGAAAGCTCAGGATTTAGTCAAACATGGTGGCCGCATATATGGCGTGTAAAATGCACACCACTGGTAGATAGTCAAGAGTACAAAGATATCCTTAACGTTATATCTGCAGGAGATTCTAATAACACGCCCATCGGACAAGTTATCAGCACATTAAGTAAGCTAAATCAAATTAACGATGCTATCATTGCTCAGGCACAAATAGATGTTCCTGCTAGCGGTACTAACATAAACCCATTGTATAACTTGCCTTTGAATCCCGACGGTAGTCCTGGAGATCCTACCGGACAAGACGCAAATTTTGATAGTCTATACGTAGATAGTACTGTGGACTACTTAACACAACCAACTACACCAGACTCAAATATACCAGGTTACTTAGCGGGAGATGGAAAAACTCCCGACGGCTGGCCTGTTACTGTTGCAACTTCGTTCCCTGCGACTCCCACAATAGGGGATTACGTATTACGCACCGACTATGTTCCTAATAGGCTGTTTAGATACAGCGGTGTACGTTGGATCAAAATTGAAGACAATGTAAGAACAGATCTTACTCCAGGACCTAACAATCAAACTCAACGTAGTATTTTTGTTAATGATACAAGTACATATACAAATCAAGAAGGCCAAACGTTACCAACACGTCAAAGTTTGAGTAAGGCCTTAACACCCAAGGCAGACAATTAATGGCACTTCAGCAATTTTTTTATGATCAACAAATTAGACGGTATATCATACAGTTTATTCGTATGGTATCTAATTTCCAAGTTGAATTTGGACGAGATAGAAATGGTGTAACTGCCCTACAACGTGTGCCTGTTATCTACGGCGATAGTAGCAGACAAGCGGCCAGCATTATCAAACAAAACAGTGAAAACATGGTTAATGCAGTGCCTGCCATGGCTGTGTATATAGGTGCCATGGACTATGACCGAGCCCGTGTACAAAATCCCACTTATGTTGGTAAGATGAATCTACGTGAAAGATATTTAGATCCCGAAACCGGCGATTATAGTACTCAACAAGGCGATACGTTTACCATTGAAAGATTAATGCCTGTGCCTTATAAACTAACATTGAAGTTAGATATATGGACCAGTAACACCGAACAAAAATTACAATTACTAGAACAGATTTGTACATTGTTTAATCCAGCATTGGAAATACAAAGTACAGACAACTACATTGACTGGACTAGCTTAACCTATGTATTATTAACTAGTGTAACATGGAGTTCACGAACTGTGCCTGTTGGTACTGAAAGTGCCATTGATATTGCTACGCTAACTTTTGAATTACCAATCTTTATCAGTAGCCCTGCACTTGTTAAAAAATTAGGAGTCGTACAGAAAATTGTTGCCAGTATTTTTGATGCTGACGGTAACATAGATCAAGCGATTTATAACGAAGAGAATTTATTCAGTAGACAGCAGTTTACTCCGTTGCAGTACGGTGTTATACTAATAGGCAACAATCTACGTCTTGTAAAATATGATTCTGGAGTGTCAAATGAATTTGGGCAACAGTTTGTAAAAACATTAGCCACAACAGCAAACGCATCCATTAACTTAATATTAGATAACACTGATGGCATCGAACCAAGTATGATAGTATCTGCATTAAACAATGTTGGACCAGGCAGTATATCAGGCAATACTCACAGTAATATTGTAACTGGCATTGGTACCAGTTTTAGTTCTAATTTATCGATAGGTGCTAATTTATATTACGGTGATTATAATTTAGGGCGTGTTTCTAATGTCAATAGTGATACCAGCGTCACATTAACCAGCAATGTAACTGCTAACATCAGTAACGTAGTGTATAGTTATCTTAAAACCATTACTGCTATTTCTACAAAAGTGCTTTCTATCAACGGTGATACTTTGGTAACCAGTAATGTTGTAACTGCACCTGCAGGAACAAAAATAGTATTCACCGCGGTTACACACAAGTATGGTGCCGAAGAGCCATGGAGAGATTTAATTAATGTTTATGGTAATTTAGTTAATGGTGGCAGTCAAGTGAGGCTGGAATTAGCAGACGGCAACGAAGTAATTGGTACCGTAGCCTACAATCCTGTAGATGATACTGTGTTATTATACAGTCCGGATATTGACACATTACCAGTAAACACACTAGATCCAGTGAATGCAATTATTGATCCTATAAGTTCTAGACCAAACAAAGATCTACAATCTTTAGTGCCTGGCACAAGATACTTGTTGGTCAATGATTACTATAATCAAGACAACGGTGCCAATGCAGCAGCATACAATTGGAATGGTGTCAACTATACAACATTACGTGCATATGCTAACGATATAATTCAATACCACAATAACGGATACTGGTATGTAGCGTTTTCTGCAGCCACTACCCCTAATGTAAATTATGTAACTAATATGACCACCGGCACGCAGTATCGTTGGGATGGCCTAAGTTGGGCAAAAAGTTGGGAAGGGTATTACCCTGCAGGACAATGGCAACTAATCATATAAAATCTGGATGTGGTGCAATGATATATTGCACCGCCACTAACAGATATCTTTTTCTACTACGCAATGCCGGACGTTACTCAAACACTTGGGGACTTGTTGGCGGGAAGATTGAAATCCACGAAACTGTTCAGCAAGGATTAGAGCGTGAGATTCAAGAAGAACTTGGCGGTATTATCAAAGATGCAAAGTACGTACCTGTTGAACAATTTACCAGTGAAAATGGCAGATTTGTATATCATACATTTTTAGTTAAAGTGGAAGAAGAGTTTGTTCCTGTACTAAACCATGAACATCGTGGATATTGTTGGGTTGGTTTAGAGGATCATCCCAAACCGTTGCATCCTGGTGTATACAGAACTATTAAGATTAAATCCAGTAAAGATAAATTAAAGACTTTAGAATCTTTAATTGATTAAAGTCTTCCAACAACAACTTCGATTACCCCAGTATTGCCTGCAAAGTCAGTTAGTGCTTTGCCAATTACACTACCCATTTTTGGATTAGATTCTGCTCTTGCATATCCATTTCCAGCACTGACCATCATATCGCCTGCAGAAATTTTACCGGTAACTAAACAAGGTACTCGTCCAGTTAATGCCAGAGCCACTACTTTGCCGCCGCCATCCCATACTGAGTTCATTAAGTAAGCTGGATTTGTGGATACTACTCCTGCTACTCTAACACTCATGTCTGTTATACTTAAAGTAACTTCTGCTGGTCCACCAAAGTCCAATACTGTACCCGGGGGATAAACATCTTGACTTGAATAATATTCTGCTAGGTCAGCATATTGTGCTGTTGTTGCTTTAGCAAATACTGTATTAAATGATGAAGCAGGCGAACCAATATTTCCATATCCAGGATAGCCGTTAATTATCGCCGTTGCATTACCGCTGGAGTTAACTGTCAATTGATTAACACTTAATGTGCTACCAATAGTAGCTGAATTATTAATTGAAAGACCGCTTAGTGTTAAGTTACCAGTTAAGGTAGTAACGTTATTGATAGGCAAATATTGTAACGCCGGTGCCACATATTTTGTAGTAGACCGGCCTTGTGTAGTAGGTTGCAACTCTATATAAAAAATTGCGTTGTCTGTAACTACCGGCGATATTTGTTGTGTGGCTCCAGTTAACATGTGGTATCCTTATGCCTGTGCTTCTGTCCAACTCATACGAGCAAACAAGTTAGCATTTGTTGTACCAATATTTTGTGCCACAACAGTAACCACGTCAGGCCCGTCAGGATAAATGCCGCTGACTGGGCTGGCGTTTCCGCCACTTAAAATACTTGTTCCCATGTCTCGAACTAATGTTAAATCTTGCTGTGTTGCCGTAAAGTTTGAGCCGCCACCTGCACTGTTTAAGAAGAATCCAAAAACAGTTTCGCCGCCGCCCACAGTAACGTTTGTACCCCAGTTAATGTATTGTGCCAAACTAGATCCACCAACACTGCTCCAACTTGGACTTGCATTGCTTGGTGTGCCGTTTAATATCAAACTCATCAAGAAGTTACCATTAGTAAAACAGTCCATTTGTCGTAAAACCATTTGCATACGATTTACTAGTTCACGTGAGCCCAGTGTGCTACCCGTAATACCATTGCTGACACTAGGTGCAATTCGGAAACTTTGAATGGCATTTCTTACGCCCGGGGTAATGGTCAATGATGAAGCTGTACCTTGTGTAAACACAAAGCTCTTATCGTCATCAAATTTACCGTCCATAATAACACTGGTACCCCAGTGACTTATTGTAGGTGCAAACTGCGGAGCATTTAATTCAACTGCTATCGGAGCTGTTGAACTATAAGTGAATGTTTGCGCTGTACTGTTGCCCATGGGAGCAAATGTTGCTGTAACTGTACCAGAAGCTGTAGCAGCCTGGCTTAATGTAACGTTAGTACTTGTTACAAAACCATTTACGTATGTTCCTGGGCTAATACCGGTGCCTGTTACAATTTGTCCAATTTGTACACCAGATGTGCTGGCCGCTATGGCCACTGCACTGTTTGCTGTGGTTGTAATAGATAAATTACCGCCTGTTTGTGCTCTGGTCAATCCAGTTAAAATTGGATTAAATTGCAATGTCTGTGTACCAGTAATAGATACATTCTGACTTAAAGTTATACTGGTGTTTGTGACTATTGACGCAACTGTTGTACCATACGGCACACCATTACCCTGTACATAGGCACCAACTACTACGTTGGTAGTGTTAGATCCAGTTATTATGTTATTGCCCGAGGACAATGTAAAACTCAGATTTGCATCTTGGCTAAGTCCTGTATAATTAACAAATTCATATTGACTAGCATTTCTAACCACTGCTGTGCCCGATGCAGGCCATCCGGAGGTACTTGATATATATGCATTTGTATTAGCACTGCTCATGGTCTGAGTAAGTATAGCGTACTTGCTATATGTATTTGTTTCGTAGCGGCCTGGCAAGTTACCTGAGCGCATGTAAGATTCTGTGTTTACGTTATTGTTAACTAATCTATGGCAATATGTTATGGTACCGTCGGTTGCTCTAAAACCCCAACGAATAAATCCAGCACCATACCACGAATAATCTAAGTAGAACATTTGCATCTTAGAAAAATCTAAGCTATAACCGCTAGGACCTGTGCCGTCACAACGATCTACGTTCCATTGATTTTGTGGTATTTTATAATCTATAGTTTTACTAACGATTGCATTAGTAAGAGCCGTTCCGCCTCTGTATGCAGGAGAAATAGTCATAGTAGTATCGCTGGCGATATCAATGACTCTGTAACTCATTCCACGAATAACTATAAAGTCATT